TTCCACCCGTTTCCTACTTCGGTAAATGTTCCCGACTTATGGAATTGATGAATTCGTTCTGCACCCGTAGTGTCATCGTATTCTTCTACATGACCACTTTCGGTATACCGTACATGGTTCTTGGGATACTGTGCTGCATACGGAGTGGGTGGTTCTGCCCAAGTAAATCCACCAGCCATTGCAGCAGTGCTGTATACCTCTGCCTGAACCGTTTGAGTTTTATATGCAGCCACCGTAGACTTCATCTGATCGGCATCATTGTTTCTGGCTAGACGATTGGTGTCTTGTTCTCCTACAACGGATACGCCAAGAGGAAAAACTTTTGCCTGTACATCCGAAGCCTTTGCAGGATATTTTCCAGATGGGTCGTGGAATCCTTTGGTTGTGTCTGCTACGCTAACAGGAACACCACCAAACGAACCAATCATTACAGGATCTTGGGCTTCGTCTCCATCTCTAAAAAATCCAAACACATGAGATCCAACCAACAGACCCGTTGGAGACTCGCCAATTCCCGATAGAGCAGCGGAAGTAAGTGGCTGCATGGGATAAGCCCACGGCAGAGCCGCGGTTGGTAATTCGCTTTTGCTGTCCACATGAAATCCAAAAACACGAACACGACAACGCCCAAGGAATAGAGGATCCGCAGTGTCTTCAACAACACCGTGCCACCACACAAATCCTTCTCGTCCTAGAAATCCCTTCATTACACCCCCATGCAGTTTCGTGAAAGTTCAAGTTTACAACTGTACACTTTTGCAAAACTGTGCTTTATGCTTGTTACCATATACTCACCACCAAGATTTGCGTCTTGCTTATCATAATGTAGATGCGAATCAGACTGTATCTTTGGCACACTAATATCAACAATGTCACCAACTCTACGCCGACTGTCTCCAAATATCTGAATCACAATCTTCTGCGTCAAGAATGTACTCATGTGGTACTTGCGCTTGAGATATAAAGACTCTACTTGCGTATTATCAATAATAGAATTACTCTCGCTGTATACCGTGTATGGAGTGGACGGCAAATACATATACGCCGCTCCCTTCTTATACAGACGATCTGCTTCAGGATCTGATGTACGGAAATGTGGTTGCGTTCCCAATTTCTTCATGTCCTCAAATATATCGGATTCATAAAATTCAGATGTGCGCTGCTCCTTGCGAAGCAAATCGTGCGTCACCAATATAGAAGACACCACCCCATTCATAATATTTGAAGCCATGTCAAATCTGCTTAACTCTTCAAGTTTTTGAATTCTGTGGTAGCGTGACGGCAATGCGGTTTGAAATCCCATATTGTCGTTGTCGCCTGGAAGAAGTGCAATGTTTGCAGGGGAGTAAATGTACTTAATAATATTGGAAGAACCTTCTTCAATGATTTTTGAAAGGCTCTTGAATTTGTGTCCATCTAGAGTTTCATAGAACAGAAATGGTGTGTAGTCTTTTCCTGTTTTAGAGAATGCCTTGTTCGTAAGCCAACTCATTGCCTTGAATGGTGTATACGATAACGGCAGCACAAACGAATAATTGTCTGCTGTGTTTTCAATATCCAACTTGTTCAACCACACCGACTGCGGAAAGTGCTTGGTGAACACAGTCTTTATCATTTCTGATATAGATCCACGAACAGAGTATCCACAGTATTCGGAGAAGTTAAAGTATCCTCCTTCACTCATTAGGTGCAGAACATACTGCTGAGTCTTGCCTGTAGAATCAATCACTAGAGAGTCTAGTTTGTATATTCGAAACACCAACTCAACAGGCTTCAGCGCATTAATATCTGACTTAAAGGTTATTTCTACTTTCTCTTGTCCGCTAATAGGAAAGCGTTCTGGAAAGTTAAATGCGTCTTCAATGTGTAGTTTTGCAGTAATATACGGAGAGAAGATGTCCTCGTAGATTTCAATGTAACGAAACAGACTAGACAAATCCACACTACTTCCGTTAATCAACGAGTGCATAACAAACTTTTCTAGTTTGTAGTCACCCGCCTTCATGTTGTTATTTCCGTATCCTGATTCGTCTGCCATGATTAAATCCTCAAGAGAGATTCAAGTTCGGTCAAGGCAGTCTTCTTGAAACGAGGATGCAGCACCTTGATGGTGCGGCGAGCGTCGTTCTTTGTATTTTCGTATATGTAGTTGGATACCGCATAAGTGTTCACAGCCGCACCAGAAACACCCAAATATTTACCAATGTAGGTTTCGTAAAAATCAACATTTCCTGATGCACTATAGCCCTTTCCATCTGCCGCTAGACGCGGATATTCATCATCTACATGACCAATCACTCCACCCACAACAGAGTAACTTCCAGTCTGTTGACTAAGTGGATCCACAGTAAACTCGGTGCTTGCGCCACACAGACCACCAACATAAGGAATCTCAAAGTGATGCACTGCTGTGTAAGACGGATCAACTCGCTGAATTTTCACAGGGTATTGGGTTCCACCCGAAACACCAATCGTGGCAGAACCAGTGGACGGTGATGTACCGTTCACAGTGAGTTTGCATAGTTCAGGAAAGTATTCCAAAATAGTCATACTATTCCCACCCTGAGTAAGTGTTGCCCCACTATCAACTGAAGAATTGTAGAAGAAGGCATTACTTGTGGTAGAAATATAAACAGAATAGCCACCATATTTTTTCTGTATATACTCTTCCAATGCGGATCCCGACATATACCATCCGTGATACGGATCAATAATATTGTTTGTCAGGAGAATCAGCCAATGGTACCCAGGATCGCCGTAGACTCGTTCTGCGATGTGTTCAGGGCGTTCTCCGTCCTTGATGCTGTACTCCATGAAAACCGCTTCTGAGGTCATCAGGTCTTCGCTTAGAGCAACTCGCCGCAACAGATTCCGCACAAACACATAGCGGAAATTGTTTCCGTCTTTAACAGGATACTGTAGTAGTGGAAATTTCTCAAAATACATCAGTAACCCTTATCTATGGCTTCGCGGGTAAGAAGTCCCATTTCAGTGAACTGAAGTGAGAATACAATTGCCGTTGGAGAATTGTCTTGAAACGAACTGTATATGGAGTTTGGTGTGTAGTCAACCGATATAGCCGTCAGCGAGCATCGACCAATAGACGGCAAATACTCATTCTCAACAAATCCTGCCGCGTTTGGACTAGGATTACTAGACAAGAAACGAATTTCAAACTCACCAGGAACACGAAGAATAACCTGAACCTTGGATGAATCATCCGATCCTGGTTCATTCTCTCGACTAGGGTGAGCATGATAACGGAAAGTCTCGATGATGTTTCGTACTTGCTCTACTTCATCCTTTGTCTTGGGGTAGAACTCCCAACTAAAGTTAAAGTTTCTAAAGTCTTTCTGCTTAAACAGTTTTTCAAGACGAGGATTAACCACTCGTCCTGTTCCAACAGCACCAGCCTGACCACCGCCAACAAGTTCTACGCCTTTGTTTAGTGCCAACTGAGCGGCTTGTTCGGTGGTTGCAAGTGGATTTCCCAATGCATCAAAAAGACCACCCGCCATACCCATGCTAGGATCTTCATACTGAAAGGTGTCTTCGTTGTTTATCTTTGTGCAGAACGGCAGATAGATGGACACCATCTGATCGTATACAGCCTGATTAGCAAATGCCTTTGCGCTTTGCTGAACCGCTACTGCTGCTACAGCACCTGCTGCACCTCCTCCAACTGCTCCCACTGCCAATCCCTTGAATCCACCAGCAAGAAATCCTAAAACTCCACCAACAGCAGCACCAAATATAGAACCACTAACAGCAGAACCACCCGCAGTAGAATCTGCAATTTGTTCGCCAAATCTGCCCTGCAACTGCAATCGTTCTTGTTCGTCAGTACCAATTTTACCCGATCCATTGGATATTTCAGAACTTATATCAGTGAGGCGAGTTTGATAAGAAGTTATAGTCTCTTCCAAAATCTGCTTGGCTCTCTGTGGATTGTTGTTTAGCATGGTTGCCATACTGTCGTTCATGCTTGGATCAACAACTTTAAGCGTTTTATCGCTGTTCATTACTTCTTGTAGTGCCGCAATGCCCTCATCTGATAGGGGACTACGCATTACATCCGCTTCGTTCCATTGACCGTTTTCAATCAGACTAGCAAGTGTCTTGAGATTTCCTATTTTCTTCTCGGTTTCTACCTGAGCAGCCTTGAGTCCTTCCGTCAGGTCTTTATTCTCCCACCGCCAAAACACCTTGAACTGCATGACATGGGGAACCTGTCCTGATCCAATCTCTACTGGATATTTTAAAATAGACGGACGGGTTCGTGAACCGCGTTTAAGGGGAGTAAACCCTTCTAGACTTTTGGAAATCTCGTCCTGAATCTGCTCTGACCGTAATTCATCAGAGATTCGCCCTGTGCGATTGCTGGCAACAAACGGCTTTCCTGTGCTTGTCAGTGCAACATCGGGACTTTTGGCAAATTTGTTGGGTACTAACATCTGAAGTATTCCTCTTGGGCGGTTGGCTACATATTTATGTATGGCATACAAAGGTATTTTTAAACCCGATAACTGCACCAAATACATTGGTGATCCCACAAAGATTACTTATCGTAGTATGTGGGAACGAAAGTTCATGAAGTACTGCGACAGCAGTTCAAATGTGCTTCGGTGGTCATCAGAAGAGGTTGTGATACCGTATATGAGTCCGCTAGACAACAAACCACACCGTTATTTTGTAGACTTTTTGGTGGAGATAAAGACTCCCGAAGGAATAAAAACTTGGCTAGTAGAGATTAAACCCAAGAAACAGTGCATCGAACCCAAGAAGAAAACCAAAGTCACTAGAGGATATATCACAGAAGTAAAGACATGGGTGGTGAATAAAGCCAAGTGGGAAGCAGCAAAACGAGTATCTGATGCCAAGGGATGGGAATTCAAAATATTAACGGAAGACGATCTCTTCAAGAAAAAACCATGATCAGACTAAGCGCACAAGAAGAACTACAAACTCTGATAGAGGAAACTACCTCTGCGCTTGGAGCCACGGATCAAACCTACATCCGTTTCTTGAAACTTCTACAGACTGAAGGCAAACTATCGGTTCCCAACCGAGTAATGCAGGGGCAACTATTATTTTTTAAATACCAACCCATAAGCGAATCTTTCATTGCAAGCAATAAATATTATGATAAGTATCCTTTAGTGCTGGTCACCGAACAGTATCAGGGAGGATTCGAGGGGGTCAATTTACACTTTTTGGATTTGGATAATCGTAAATTCCTATTCGACATCATAATGAGGAACCTGCCAGTCATTAAAAGTCAAGAAGAATGGCGAACCCGATTGCGTGTTGACTACGACCGATTGAATAGCAGCAAACGCTACAAGTATTTCAAACCTTGCTATAGGCGGTACTTGTGGAAGGGCATGAAGAAACGACCAACTGTGGTTCCGTTTGAGATGTGGGAAGACATGGTATCCGCAGAACTGCATCGGTTTGTTAAAGCCCGTGCGCCAACAATACACAGACAGTCAAATCTAAAGGCAATACGAGGAAAATAAATGTCACAAGTCCCATCAAACATTAATGAGATATTCAGCAGTGTATTTGCCACAGGTCTTGCGTACAGCAACAGATTTGAAGTACTGATTAACTATCCACCTGCATTTACATCTATAAGCAACGACTCCGCACGACAGTTGGCTGTTCGATGTGATGCAATAACCGTTCCAGGTCGCGGATTTTCTACTACGCCATACAGATTCTATGGACCAGCAAGAAATATGCCGTATGAACCACTGTACAGCGGGGAACTAACAATGTCTGTCATTGTTTCGGACGATCTCCGTGAACGAGCATTCTTTGAAGCATGGATGGACGCGGTGTGCAGTCAGAATAACTACAAGTTCAACTACTACGATCAATATACTGCACCACTAATCATTAGTGTATTAGACAGGTCAAGTGCGGTTAAGTATCAAGTATTGGTGGAAGAAGCCTATCCCAAAGCAATTGGAGATATACAATTAGCCTACGACAAGAACGATGAATTTGTACGACAAGATATCACTATAGCCTATCGAAAGTACTCTCCTGTCACGGTTCAACCAAACACATCACCACTACCCAGACCAAATTCACCCGCTGATGTTGCTCTAAATGGACCACCATCACCCGAAAAATCATTTGCAATATACTCACCCGCTCCTGGACAATTTTACAGAGTGGGATCTGACGGAACCGTGAATGGAATATATGATCCAGATTTAGCAAATGCGTTACAGACAAACAGCATAGTTCGGTGATAAATACAATGACTCTATATTAAAGGATTACCATGACCCGATTGAATCTAGTGAACTCTACCCTGCCGCAGTATTCCATGACTTTGCCAGTCTCTGGAATAACCACAAAGTTTAGACCTTTTGTTGTAAAGGAGGAAAAGATCCTTCTTATAGCATTGCAGTCCAAGAATCTGAATCAGATTAACGAGGCAATGCGAAATGTCATATTGGCGTGCACCAATAGCCAGTTAGATACTCGCCGTATTTGTGCAGCAGATTCCGAATACGCATTCCTACAGATTCGTGGGAAGAGTGTGGGAGAAGAAGTCAAGCCACAAGTGACCTGCACCAAGTGCTCCAAGTCAATCAATATAAAAATTAAACTAGATGAAGTAACCGTAAAGCAAACACCCAAGCCCACGGTGGATCCAAACATCAAGATTACAGATGATGTAACTATTATTCTACGATATCCGTCCATCCACGATATTGACTACAACAAAGACGAAGTAGAGATTGCATTCGAACTAGCCAAGCGATGCGTGGACGGAATCATCATGGGTGATCAGGTGTATCAGCACAGCGACATTGATCCACAAGAGTTGTCCGATTTCGTTGACAATATGCTGCCAGATCAGTTTGCTCAAATCATGGAATTCATGCAGAGCATTCCCGAACTGTACTACTCTTTCAAATATACCTGTCCCACCTGTCAGGAAACAGTATTGGTGGAGTTGAAAAGCGTATCTGATTTTTTTCAATAGCCCTCTGTCATAACGATTTGGGGGCGTATTTTCAACTCAATTTCATGCTGATGCAGAACCACAAGTACTCATTGGCAGAAATTGAGGACATGATACCTTGGGAACGAGAGGTATACATACAAATGCTACTTTCTCATTTGAAAAAAGAGAAGGAACAGGCAAGCGGCAGAAAACCATTGTGACCCATTTATAATGATGTAGAGGGAGTCCTATGGCTAAAAAAACAGAAATGACCGAATCAGAAATTCGCCGTGGGTTGGCTGCACGACAGCCACGCCAAAATGGCAGATTCGCATCACTGCCGCCAGAACAAAAAGTAGGTAATGTTCGAGCCTCACGCGCAAAAGCGTCTAGTGCTGTTGCTAGTACCCCTGCTGTTACTGATGTCCAATCAGAAAAAGAAATAGCCAACCAAATTGGATTACTTGAATCGTTAATAAAACAACGAAACGAGATGGGATTTGAAAGTAGTGAATTAGAAAATTATGTAGTGGGAATGAAAGGACAGAAGGGTGTTCGTTCTGTTGTAGAAGATTACATCAGATCAAACCGAGATAAATTCAATCAAGAAGATCCTGCTGGTGCAGCAGCATATCAATTGATGGAAGAAGCAGTTACTATATCAGAATCAGCGTTAACTGCTTCTCACGATCAAGCCAAACGCATCTATGCCCAAGTTAAATTCATAAGAGAACTTGCTGCAAATACACAGGGTGATCAAGGAGATATTGCTACAAAATTAGAAGAAATTATTTCTCCTATTGAAAAGCAATTAAAGAAGAAGTCATCATTCAAAGCATTTCTCGCTGAGAAGGCTTCTGACTTCAGAAAAACAATTCCCGAAAAAATTGCATCAAAAATTCCTGTTGTTGGCGGATTGCTTGGCGAATTCTTAAAGAAGAAAAGAGAAGATCGCGAAGATATCGAACGCTATACAGGATCTCTACAGAAGCAAATTGCCCGTAAGGGTCGCAGTGGAGAAAGTCTTAATGTTAGTGGAAAAAGAGGTTTTGCCGAAATAGGAGGAACATCTGCTGCCGATATTCCTGGTATGTTGGCAGGAACGGCATCAACACAATCTTCAACCGCATCTCCACAAACAGGAACTTCGTCCACTCTTGGCGAACTACTCAAAGAAGTTTCTCAAATACGAAAACTACTGCAAAACAAATTTGCATCAGAAAGCGATACAAGCGATACAGACGAACTCCAAAAAAGAGAATCTGAACTAGAAGGACTTGGTGCAGAAAAGCCTATCAAGGGAGAAGCAAAAAAAGGTGGAGGAATGTTGTCCTCTCTTCTTGAGAAATTAAGAGGAATGGGTGGTGGTGGAGGCATCATGTCTAGTATTGCAAGCGGTGCAGAATCCATTGGTAGTGCACTATTGGGTGCTCCAAGTCTAGCAATGAAGGGACT